ATGGCAACACAGAAGAAACAATCAATGATGTGTTGCACAATGAAGGCGGTCAACTAATTCATGATGAAATCAAAAGATTGATGCCAATGTCAGGCAAGAGATGGAAGGGCAAAAAACCACCTGCAAAAACAAGCAATTCACTTCAAATCGTGGGTGGAAATCTTTCTGTGACTGTCAGGGCAAAAAAGGCATATCAATATTTGTATTTTCCAAATGACGGTTCAAGCACACGCAGACACGTTGGAAATCAACAATTCTTCCTAAATGGTGGAGAAAATCAAAAAGAAGATATAGTAAATCTTTGCATCAATAGACTTGTGAATGGTTTGGAAGATGCAATCAACTAAATAAAAGGAGTGAAAAAAGAATGAGCGTTTTTTCTGAATACGAATTAAGAAAAATGGGCATCAAGTTCAAAAACAGTGAAGCATATCAGAATGCGGATTGCGTTGGATCATGCGAAGAAGAACTTGAAACCAAAGTAATCACAAAAAAATGTCGTGGTAACGTTGTGAAAACAACTGTGAAAGGTACTGGAAGCGGTACTTTGACAATTTCCATGCATATGCCATATGAAATCTATACACAGGCATATGGCATGAACCTTGACACATTAATTGAAGGCGTGAAGGCATATGGACAGAATTCACGTCATGAAGCATTTGCAATTGTTCAGGATGTTTTTGATGAAGATGGCATTGAAAAGTTAAAAGCATATCCGAATTGTATTATTCAGACTGGTGTTGCAAGAAAAATTGAAAATGGTGCAGAAGAGGTTGCGGAAATCGAACTTGAAGTTTCCGTTATGCCTGACGATTTTGGCAATGGAATGTATGAAGCACTTGCAAGTGACTTGGTTGATGAAACAGTCAAGACAACTTGGATGACAGCATTCACACCTGATCTTGTTCAGGTTGCTTCAGCGTAAGGGGGTAAAGCACAGATGAAAGTAAGAGTTTTAAGAAAATTCAAAGACAAACACACTGGCAAAATGCACATGGCAGGTGAAACAATTACTGTTACCAAGGAACGTTTTGAAGAAATTTTAACTGTTGACAAATTGGTAGAAGAAGTAACTGAAGAAGCAACCGAAGATGTGACTGAAGAAGCAACCGAAGATGTGACTGAAGAAGTAACCGAAGAAGAACCAAAGAAGACAGCAAGAAAGGCAACAAAGAAATCTGCTGAATAATGAAAAGGACATCACTGTTGTGGTGTCCTTATTTTTTATAAAGGAGTAAAAGAAAAAATGGACAAAAAAATGAATACAATCATTGATTTTGAATTTTGTGACGGAACAACAGCGAAGATGACATTGACATTTTATGCACTGTATCAGTTAAAGGCAAAAAACAAACTTTTGTATGAACGATACAACAAAATCATGTCAAAACAGGCTGTTGCTGAAGAATTAGACATGATTACTGTTGTTTATACAGCATATGTGTGTGCAAATCTGTCCGAAGAAAACCTGATGACAGAAGAAGAATTCATGATGAAATGCGGATCAGACCGAATTGCAATTCGTGATGCGGTTCAGGAGTTGACACAGCCAAAAAAACACTAGGATTCAGACTTCCATTCCTTCAGAAAACGAAGGCAAGGGAAAGGAATATCAGACCACCGAAATTCATTTTGGAAGATGTTGAAGATTACTACACATATTATGTTCAAATTCTTGAAATATCAGAAGAATTGTTTTGGTTTGCTGATATTTCCTTTGTCCTTGGTGTGGTAGAGAACAAAACAGCATATGATGGTTGGCTGAATTCTGCAATAGAAAAAGAAAGAAAAAAACAATCAAGAAGGGGGTGAGGATATGGCAAAAAATGAAGCAAAAATCCGTTTTTCTGCGGAAACTGGTGAATTTAATGAGTCTATCAAAAAAGCGAATCAGGAAATGTCAGAACTGCGTGCTGAATTGAAGTTGAATGAAACACAGATGAAGTCAACTGGTGCAACGGTTGAAGGGTTAGAACAAAAGCACAGGATTCTGACAGACCAGTTGCAGGCATCCCAAGACAAAACAGAAGCATTGAATCAAAAAGTCATCAAGGCTGTTGAAATTTATGGTGAAAATTCAGCAGAGGTTTCAAAGTTGAGAACACAACTTCTGAATGCGCAGACCGCTGAAGAAAAAGTCAGACAAGCAATTCAGGCTTGCAATGATGAATTGGAAGATCAAAAGCGTGCATCAGAAGCGGTGGAAGATGCGCATGAAAGTCTTACAGATAAAATCAAAAGACAGCAAAATGAACTTGATGGATTGAAAAGGGAATATGCAGAACTTGTTGCAAGCGGAAAAGGTGCAACAGATGAAGCAAAAGCACTTGAACGTTCCATTGAATCATTATCAGGTGAACTGAAAGACAACAAGAAAGCAATGTCAAATGCTTCCGATATGGCGAATGAATTAGACCAAAGTTTTGAAAATGCGGAAGAAGGCGCAGATGGTGCAGGTGACGGTTTTACAATTTTGGGTGGAACAATTTCAGACCTTGCATCAAAGGCTATTCAAGGCGCAATTGGTGCGCTAAGTGATTTCATTGGTTATCTTGCTGAACTTCCAAGTGCAACAATGGAACTTCGGCAGGACATGGCAACGCTGACAACATCATTTGACAATGTTGGCATGAGTACGGAAACAGCAAAAGACACATGGAAAGAACTTTACGCTGTTTTTGGTGAAGATGACAGGGCTGTTGAAACAGCAAATCACATTGCACGAATGGCAGACGATCAGAAAGAATTGAATGATTGGGTGACAATCACAACAGGTGTGTGGGCAACATATCAGGATTCATTGCCTGTTGAAGGATTGGCAGAAGCAAGCGCAGAAACAGCAAGAACAGGAACGGTCACAGGTGGTCTTGCAGATGCGCTGAACTGGTCCACAGAAGCATCACAGATGTTTGCAAAATATATGTCAGAAGATGTGGTGACAGCGGAAGATGCATTCAATGTTGCATTGTCTGAATGTACGACTGAACAGGAACGTCAGGCATTAATCACTGACACTTTAACAGCATTATATGGTGATTCTGCTGAAACATACCGTGAAACAGCAGGCGCACAGATGGAAGCCAAGGAAGCAACAGCAGAACAGATCCTTGCAGAAGCAAATCTTGCCACAGCAATTGAACCAGTGACAAGCAAATTCAATGAATTGAAAACAGAACTTTTGACAGGGGTTCAGCCTGCTGTTGAAAAGGTCAGTGGCGTGATGGTTGATGCATTGGATTGGATGAAAGAGCATCCTGTTTTGATGAAATCAATTGCTGTGACTGTGGGTGTTTTAGCAACCGCACTTGGAATTTTGACCGCTGTTGTCGGTGTGTATACCGTGGCACAATGGGCAATGAATTCAGCAATCCTTGCAAATCCATTGACATGGGTAATTGTCGCAATTATTGCAGTCATTGCAGTATTAGCAGGAATCATTGTTGCCATAGTCAGTTATTGGGATGAAATTGTTCTTGCGGTGCAAAATGCAGGCGCAAAAATTATGGAAGCACTTCAAAGTGCATGGGATTGGATGACAACATTATTCAGCACGCTTGCTTCATGGGTGAACACAAACGTGATTCAACCTGTGGTGACATTCTTCACAGGTTTATGGACTAAATTGCAGGAAATATGGAACACAATTGTGAACGTGGTGCAGGTTGCATTCATGGCGATTGGTTCATTTATCAGTGGTGCGGTGCAATTGATTCTGCTTCCTTACACATTCATTTGGGAAAACTGCAAGACATATGTTTTTCAAGCATGGGAATGGATAAAAGAGAAAGTCACAACAGGAATCAATGCTGTGAAAACAGTCATTTCAACTGTGATGAATGCAATCAAGACAGTTTTCACAACTGTATGGAATGCAATCAAAAATGCGTTGTCACCTGTTCTTGAAGGTATCAAAACAGCGGTTTCAACCGCATGGAATGCTGTGAAAACAGCAACTTCAACAATCTTCAATGCAGTCAAGACAACTGCAAGCAATGTGTGGAATGGCATCAAGACAGCAGTTTCAACAGTTGTCAATGGTGTCAAAACAGCGGTTTCAACCGCATGGAACACAGTGAAATCAACCACTTCAAGTGTGTTTAATGGAATAAAGTCTGTTGCAACTTCTGTATGGAATGGTATCAAAACAGCAATAACAAAGCCAATTGAAGAAGCAAAGACTAAAATCAAGGGAATTATTGATGCAATCAAGGGATTTTTTAATAAATTAGATATTCAATTCCCAAAAATCAAGATGCCACACTTCAGCATCACAGGAAGTTTTTCACTTGATCCGCCAAGTGTTCCGAAATTAGCAATTGAATGGTACAAGGATGGTGGTATTTTTACGAAACCAACCATTTTCAACACGCCATTTGGCATGAAAGGCGTTGGTGAAGCAGGTGCAGAAGCGGTCCTTCCAATTGACAGGCTTGAAGGCTACATTGCAGGCGCAATTGAAAAGACAATGCAGGTTGCAGATGTGCAAGCATTAGCGGATTCAATTGCAGATTTGGCAAACAGACCAATCATGCTGAATGTAAACGGAAGAAACTTTGCGACAGCAACAGCAAACGACACCGACAATGTGAATGGATTGCGTACAACATTCAAGAGCAGAGGTCTTGCGTTGGGATAAAAAAGAAAGGAGAACAAAGGGCATCTGAAAAGGTGTCC